ATGACCGTTTCTGACCCTATCCACCTACCTTGTCCCGATATGCTTGGCATGGTTGATCCAAAACCGGAACTACGCGAACGCTCTCTTCATTTGATAGAGCAGTTACGTGAAAAACATGGTTTATCGAAGCGTTCAAAGCGCAAAGCTAGACCCATGAATTACGTTTGCACAAATCATTCGTGTACGGGGCTGTAATGAACGAACAAGCGATGATAGCCGCACTTGCTAACATGGAAGCTAAAAGTGACGCAGGGGAACTCACTCGTTACTCTGCGTTCACTAAACGCTTCTTTCCTCGCTTGCCTAAAATCGTGCGTAACGATGTGAAGCGCAAAATAGCCAAGCGTAAACAACGCCAAAACCCTACCAAAGAAAATCTGATACTAGCGGCAGAAGATGCCGTTAAATTTGGGCTGAAAAGAGCGCACTTCATAGAAGACAAATTCCCGTTTGTTGATAGTCGCGCTAAGAGCCGAACTCAACCTTTAAGCCACGATATTTTGATGCGTGATGATGCCGTTAGTGAACTAGCAAAAACGTTCGCTGATAAGTGCGCGTTACTGCTTACCGAAGAAAGCCAACCCGAAGTATTCAAAAGCTTTTTAGATGCGATAGAGCATGTTTACCAATTGCAGGAAGCTGAACTAAAAACGATTCATGTTAACGCGCCACAAGTGAACCTTAAAAAACGCGACAAGAAACCGGAAGAGTTAGAACAAGACCTACAGGTAGCCGTACTCAAGATGCAATCTGAATCTTGGATTGAGGGACGCTTGTTACACCTCCGAGCACAATACATTGAGTATTCACAAATCACGCTTGAGCGAGTTGGTGAGGGAAAGCATCAGTCACCGGTGATCAGTGCGTTGTCATTTGCCAACTGGAAACAGAAACAGCGTGACGCTAAAGCATTCCTTGAAACCATGGCCGTGATGAATAACGAGACGGGTGATTCTTTCAATCTTGAGGATGTGGTCAAGCGAACGACTGCGAATCCAGAAAACCGTCGTATTGAAATGATGGTGCGTTCGCGTGGTTTTGAAGAGTTGGCTCAAGACTTAGGTTATACCGCGCTTTTTATTACTTGGACGTTGCCGAGTAAATACCACCGAGTCTCTAAAAAGTGGAATGGTGCGAGTATCAAAGACGGTCACCAAGTTCTCATGCAGCAATGGGCGTTAGGCCGAGCGCTAATAGCCAAAGAAGAGATTCATTATTTTGGTTTTCGAGTAGCTGAACCACACAAAGACGCGACCAGTCATGCTCACTACTTTTTGTTTTGTTCGCCTGACGATAAAGATTTCATTATCGAAACCTTAAAGTCGTGTGCGATCTCTGAGGATAAGCACGAACTAGGTTCTGATATTTCACCTCGTTTTGATGTGAAAGAAGCTGATCCTAAAAAAGGCGGGGCGACTGCCTACATTGCTAAATACGTATCGAAGAACATTAACGGTAAGCACATGCCAGAAAACGAGGGTGAAGAATCTGCCTATCGTGCACGTGCTTGGGCTTCCACTCACCGAATCCGTCAGTTTCAGCAATTTGGTGGTAAGCCTGTTTCCCTTTGGCGAAATCTACGCAGAGCAAAACCGGAACAGACCATGATAGACCCAAAGCTCGAAGAGCTGCGCCAAGCGGCAGATTCTTCGAAATGGTCGCTGTTCTGCCAATTGGCTGATAGTGCAAAGGTGGCCTACCAAACAAAACAAAATCAATACGGTGAAGCAACCAAAAAGGTGATCGGCTTTTTTTGGCTCGGTCGTCTTATCGAAACATCTAGCGAGTGCTATTCGCTTGTTAAGAAAAAAGACGTGAAGCGTCTTCAAGAGGCGCGGAGCGTCTCACCTTGGAGCACTGAAAATAACTGTAACTCTCCCTTAGTTGAACATCTTCAACGCGTGACCGGATGGAGCGTGGAGGGAGTCCAATGTCTAATCTCACCGCTGATGCGGGGAGCCAAAGTTCAAATTGATAAATACACGAGTATCAGTTTTAGAAACAATCGCCTGATTGTGTACTAAACCAATGGCCAACGATGTGAATCAGGGGCTAAACACTAAACAACGTCGTGAGACAGAGGATTGAAATGAAAATACTATCGCTTGAAGAATGCCAGCGAGATTTAGCCGCTTTGGACGCGGCTGACAAACTAACCAGCAACATGAAAGTAGAAATCGACCGCTTCAAAGAAATGGATACCAGCAAGCTCATGAAAAAAGCCATGGGAATGCTGATGAGTGGCAATTTGTCACTCGAAGCTTTAGGGCTTCCCGTGAATCTATTTGAGCAATTAGAGCAACTCGAAAAACTCAATGGAGTGGCGCGTAATAAGTACCGCGCTGTCGTTGTGGCCAACCAAGAGCAACTTGGTGATGTGGAAAGCGTCGAGGTGAAACATGGCTAAATATGAAAACCCTGTTCGTGGGTATATCGCCTGTCCTGTTTGCCAGTCTACCGCCACCACTCACCAAGTGGGTGAGGGTCAATTGATCGCTTCTGGTGAGCCACCAAAAAACAGCCGTAACATTGGACTCATGTATTACCGTTGCCCTGAGTGCGGTAACAGTTCGAATAGCAAAAAGGTTACGGAGTTCATCAAAGATAATTCCGTTGCTGAGTTAACCGAACTTAAACCGAATCCAACCGAAAAAGGTTCGGTTATTGAGTCGGATTTGATAACCGAGCCTAACCCTATCGACGCAAGTGAGTTAACCGAATTGGTGCAAATGGGTGAAGTCAGTAAAGACGCGGTTTCCAACCGAGAGATAACCGATACGGTCGATGATGAAAAAACAGAAAAGACCCCAAGCAAATTCCCCTTTAAACGAGTAATCACGGGATTAGCGTCGGTTATCTTTATCATTTGGGCGGTGTCTCAACTGCTACCGAAAGCCTCAGCCGAACAACCGCAAGGGGGTGAGCATGGAGCAAGTTAACGAAACCTTACCAGGTGAACAAGTTGAACTGGATGATTGGGGGGATTTTGGCTCTGTTATTCATCAGCTTGAAGAACAAGAGAAAACCGAGAGTGATTTAGTTGGCTTAACCGAGCCAACCGAAACGGTAACCGAAGATAAAACGGAAGCTATGGCGGGCTTACTGAATATTTTGTTCGCCTTAACCGAGCAAGCGACCTCCATCATTTCGGGGGTTGAATTTGAGTTTGACGGTAAAGGTAAACAAGCGGTGATGGATGCGGCCGAGCCTGTCTTTGCAAAACACGGTAGTACGCTTATGGGCGTGTTTGGGGATTACATCGAAGAGGCAACCTTATTGCTTGCGGTTCTTGGTTTGATTTATGCCTCTAAAAAGCAATTGGTCATGTTGCAACAATCAAAGGAGGTGGACGGTGAAAAAGCCGAAGCCCCTAGCCCTACCGAACCCCGTTAACTCGAACCCGTCACATGATGCCGAGCACACCATTTATGTGGCGGGAACAGGAGGAGGCAAAACCTCAGCCGTTAAGCATTTGGGGCTAGTCCCTAAAACGGCTCAAGCGGTCTTTTTTGACCCCTACACCAACTACGCAGGGAGTAAATTTCAAGGTCAAATGTGTCACGGCACTTCATCACGTTTAACCTTTGTCAAAACACTCATTATGGCGCGTCGTCGCGGTGGCTCGTTTAAGTTGGCCTACATCCCAATAAACGGGGCAACGGGCGACGAATTAGAGTTCTTTGCGTCGGTAGTGTGGTCGGTGGGTAACGGTCGGGCTAGCCAGCTCTATACCGTTATCGAAGAATTGGCATCATGTGTTGAAACCTCCGGCAAGCTTCGAGGGCGTGCGGGTGAGCTTTTGCGTGGTGGCCGTCAATACGGTCTGGTGGTGCATACGGTTTTTCAACGTGGGCAAGAAGTACCTAAAACCGTGACTGAACAATCAAGCGTTTGGTGGGTGGGCGCGGTTAACTCAATGAGTGATGCTCAATGGATAGCGGATAAACGCGGGTTGGATGTGAATATCGTGGCGGGGCTAAAGTCTGCCAAGGTCAATAAAGAACGCATTGGTAAACCGATAGCCGAATACTTATTGATTGGTGATGGTATCGGTAATATCGAACACAAAGCTTTGAATTGTAGAGATGGCACCAAGTTGGCGTTGAACTATAGGTAAAAAAACTCCCTCTCGCAGGGCTGGTTGAGGGAGTTGCCTAAAAATAAGGCATGGAGTAGGTATATTGATCAACTTTGAACAGGTGTCATATGCAGTACGCCTGTATAAAGCCATCAGACGGTATCACCTTTGTTCGCTTGATTGGTTAGCTTTAATTATTACCTTTCTGCGCTAGTGCCTACATCGCATTTCAACCTATAGGTTACCCGTTCAACCTATAGGTTACTTTCCCTTTCTTTTTTTTCCTCACTCCTATTTGATAAACGCTCAATTTGATTATTCACAATCCAACGTCGAGAGACAGGGGAACTCATGAAAGCTCAACATAAAAACATGTTGATTGCTGTAGCACTGACCTTACTGGTGATTGCCATCATCAATAACGTATCAACGCTAGAAGCAGTCAAAGAACTCATTAACGGCAAGCGTGGCTGGTTTTAAGGAGATATAAACATGTCAGTAAAACCAATCAAACTTAATTCAATGGTCGGTGCTGCTTGGGGGCAAAAAGGTACGCTACCTATCCCAGTAGGCCCTACTTATCAAGAGCTGGTACTAGAGACCAATGCCGAAGCTGCCGATATCGAGCGTTTGTCTATCACGCTTAATGCAGAAGAAATCTATGTCTTAACGGGCAGTGAGATTTTGATGCTTGAGCGTTACAAACAACGCGCTCATACAACAGGCCACTATGTGATCCCATTTAGTGATATTTCCGCACGTACTAAAAATGGTGTTCGTTACACGGGACTGGTGACGGAAGCGGGTGACAACATTCACCTAGATGTTCAGTTCAAAGCGAAAGCCAGTGGTGACCCGCTATCGATTCAAGTCCATGCGTGGGTGACGAATGCGCAACCTGCACGAATCATCGTGCCAATGGTCAAGCGTGAAACCATGCCAGCGAACGCGGCAGGGGTGAACGAATTCACAAGCCTAGTATCAAGCCCGTTGATTAGTTTACGTCGTGCGCACTTCATGCACACGGGTATCACTAAACTCGAAGTTGAGCGCGACTTTGTCAAAGAGTACGAAGCCAACAAGTTTATCAATGAAGCGAACGCCAAGCGTAACGAACGTACACCTCAAGCGGGTTACTTTCACTTCGATCCTATTGTGCGTGGTTTCTCTATCGATGAGCTATTTCCAACGCAGCATAGTTCTAACTTGAAGTTCTCAGTAACAACGAGTGACGTAGCAGGCTCAATCCCTATTTTGGTTGAATCGGTGAAAGTGGTTCGCCCTGAAATGCTCGCGGGTCGAAGCTAAGGAGCCGATATGAGCTTTTTTGATGACCTCTTAGAGTTTGGGGGCGGTGCGCTTGATAGCGTGGGTGAAAATGCCGATTGGCTGTTTGGTGATGATGACAATTCATCTAACCCAAACACTACCCAGCAACCTAACGCACCCGTTGTTGATAATAACGGCAACGCTGTTACAACCCCTCAAGGCTCACTTGTAGCGAAAGATAACACCCTGCTTTATATCGGTGGTGGTATTGCTGCGCTGTTAGTGCTGGTTCTGCTTGTTGTCATGCTGAAAGGTAAATAGTTATGCCATTACTTTTCATTGGTTTAGGTGGCCTTGGTCTTGGTTCTGCGCTTGGGTTTGGTGTGAGTCAGGGCATCAATAAGGCTCTGACTGCTACCGCGTTGATTGCCTTGTTATACCTTGCCTACAAATCGGGAGTGTTTCGCTAATGCTAGGTTCATTAACGTCTTTAACGGGTGGCGGTGGCTTGACGGGCGGGTCTTCGGGTCCAGCAAAATCAGGTAACACGTCTAACACCACAAATAACAGTGGCTTTACTGCTGGCGCAATGAATTTTGGCAGCAACAACGGCATACCGTGGTGGGGAATTGCGCTTGTTGCTCTGATTGCGCTGTATGTTCTCACTCGAAAGTAACTTAATTCCTGAAACTTGGGGTAATGCCAAGCCGAGGCTATGTAAAGCCCTTGGTGATCACCTCAACCAAGCAGAAATTGAAGTTCAAGAGGGGCGAGAGTCCCTTTATCGAGTGGAAGATACCTACATGTTACTACGCGGTGAGCAATCACAATCAGGCTCCAAGGAGTTGGTGGTGGTTGCGTTAGCGGGTGATATGGCCGCGGGTACGCTCAGTGCCATTAATCACGGTAAAGCGAATGGGTTTGACTCCATTCGCGCCCACTTTAGCAAACGCGGAGCCCATCGCTATATTCAGCGTAAATTACGATTGCCTGTTCGAGAGATTGAAACTCACAAGAATGAGCATGTATTACAGATAAGGTTTGATGATATGGGCGGGAAAAGTAGCTCAAAGAGTGATGCGAAAACCGTCACTACAACCACAAACAAAAGCAATAGCCAAGGTATCGGTGGCGATAACAATGGCTTTGCGCTGTCAGGGATAGAAAACTCTGACATTAATTTAAGCATGACTGACCATGGCGCAATGGCGGTTGCAGGTCGAACGGCAGAAGAAGCGTTTAAATTCGGAACTGACGCATTAGATTTTTCAGCGGACACCGTTGATGCCTCTTTGGGCTTTGGTGAGAAAGCGTTAGACGGAGCGTTCAGTTTTGGTGAGAGCGCATTGGATACAAATGCAAATCTTAGCGAGCACGCGATAGATTCCATTAAATCCATGGCAGGTCAACAAACGGAAACGACCAAAGCAGCACTTGCCATAGCAGGAGCAGCAAAAGCGCGAGAGCAAACGGGTGAGAACGAAAGCAATAACGAGTTACTAAAAAATGTGTCTCTTATTGTCGGGATTCTCGTCTCGTTATTAACGATGGCTTATATGTTCGCGGGGCGTAAGCAATGAAGCAACTGCATACCTTAAATACTGGTGAAGCAATTAAATTTAACGCAGGTCAGGCTGGTAAGTATCTCATCATGCGTGAGGCCAGTAATACCGTCATGCTGCGCGGTGATGCTCTGCGACCTGTAGAGATTGAACGCGGTGACACAGTTGATATCACTCGTTTTGACGAACTTGAACTTTTTAATCACAAAGCGGATGCCGTGACGATTGAATATCAAATCGCAGATGTTCCAATCATCACCAAAGCGCAAAAGATTGATATCAGTAATTCGGTAGCGATTAGCGAGATTTTAACGCCAATTACCGTTGATAAAGTTCTATCCCCGATAAAGGTGGGCGAAGTCCAAACCGAGGTAAAAACACGCATTCAAAATGACGTCCTCAAGGTGGAAAAGCTTGCTGATTTGTACACCTTGCAAAAGGTCGGCAGTGGGTTATTGGACTTAACAAGCGATGAGCAAATTATTGATGGGAAAGCTGGGCGTAAAGGGCTCTTTATTCAGGCTTCTACCGACAATGCCAGTCCTGTGTTGGTGCAAGGCTTAATTGATCTTACAGCGGGCGGTCATACATTAATTCAAACGGATGCCATCGTGACACTGCAAGGTGCCATAGGCGATAGCGTCAAAGTAGGGGAGTTTATCTAATGTTCCAACTTTCAAACCCACCCCAAGCTTCTTCGAGTTCGGGCTCAGTTGGGGAAGTCGGGGCTAATGTCTTGGCCTGTATTCCTCTAAGTGCTCAAGATGGCGGGAGTGCGTCCGGTTTCGTGACTATCTTAAATAACCTTTATGACGACCCTGAGCGTAGTCATAACGCGGCTCTGTATCATCGAAATGAAAGCATTAATGGTGAGTGGGGTCGAAGAATGCAATTAAAGTCAGCAGTCGATTTGATAACGAAAGCGGAGCCTTATGATTCTGTATCGTTAATGATGTCAGTCACGCTCAAAGGGAAGATAAATCTTGATGCGTCAACGGCTGCGAAGGTGAGCGCGTTAGATACTCCTATTTCTTGCGTAATCGGAATTAAGACTCAAGCCGCCCCATCATATAGAGGCGCGTATTGCAGTGTGACAGCTGCGTACTCTTCGAGTGATTCGTCATTGGTCTTTGGTGGCTCGTCTGATGTTGTTCTTAATGTTCAAGCGGGCGATGTCGCCAGTATTGCTGAATCAGAACTTCAAATTTCTTTCGATGTGGAAGATATAACTAATGATGTGATGGTTTATTTGGAAGAGGCTCCTGCAACGTTAGAAAACTTGTTTGGGCTTATTCATATCAAAAAGGCGTGGATTGCTGAGGAAGCCGTTTATCCGGTGCCTGATTAACAAGGGTTTGGTGGTCATGAATATTAAGTATTTGCTAGTACTGCTTTTCCTGATCCTGTTTGGAGGGTACCTAATGAAAAAAGACGAGATAATCAAAATAGTGAGTGGCTTTGCTTTATCAGCTAGAAGTGAAATGCGGATGGTGGGTGTACACGGTGATTTAAAGCGTGTCGTTCGCCGCGCTATTGAGCTAACCCCGTTTGATTTTGGCATTACGTCAGGTAAGCGCACCGCAGAGGAACAGAACGCTCTATTCAAACAAGGAGCAAGCCAGTTAGACGGGTACAGCAAAAAAAGCCGTCACCAATCAGGCTGCGCGGTTGATTTTGTGGTGTACGACGAAAACGGCAAAGTGACGTGGGGCTTTAGTTATTACGAACAAGTGAGTTGGGCATTCAAGCAGGCAGCGGATGAGTTAGGTATTCCGATTGTATGGGGCGGTGATTGGGTCAGCTTTAAAGACGGTCCTCATATCGAACTCGATAGAACCCATTACTCATAGTTACACCATCAAGTATTTAAGGAAGAGCAAATTACTATGAAAAGCTTATTAGAAAAAATCGGAATCGACCTTGAGCAACCATCCACTAAAAAGGGTTTAGCGTTACTTGGCGCGGGAGCTGCTTTGGTAGCTGGTCACCCTGAACTTATCACCGCAAGCGTATCGGAAGATGGTATTCAATTCGGTGGCATTATTGGCACAAGCGCTCCAATAGTATTTGGCCTATGGGAAACCCTACGCAATGAGTTCAAGTAATGGAAATGTATCAAACATTGGTTGTAGCAATCATAACGGGAGGGGCTTCGAGTATTGCAACGGTTGTTGCGATTAAAGTTGATATTAAGTGGGTTAAACTCACTTGTACTACCTTGAGGCGTGACATAGAAAGTCTAGAGTTGAGACTTAGGGAGTTGGAGATTAACAAATCAAATTGATGAAGTTTAATCTTGGTATGAGGAGATATTAACTTACACATGTTGAGCAATAGCTAAACGATTAGGTTTGCGTTGCTCATACCTTAACTGGGCATTGTGTGAATACAGCAAGCTAACAAAGTGATTAGAGTGATTGGTAACACTTGGCGTTTTTGATTTATTGATACTGGCAGGCTTGCAAAACCGAGGTTGCGTTGCTCACACCTTAGAGAGGCGTTATGCAAAATCGGGATTTTTTGATTGCAAACACTCCTATTATTGGTTAAAAAGGATTCAAGGGACGTTGGTGTTAGCTTTATACCGCCTTCCTTTTTCGTATTTATCTTGTGTTTTGTATCACAATGATTATAATACGGCGCCTTTCCAAAGTTGGCTAAAATTCAACCTCCTTCTAACTGCTTGTTATTTGGTGGTTTTTTTATTTCCGTCACACTTTGAAGGGCTCTTTGTTGTGTGAACTTTAAGTTAAAATTTGATGTATATCACCGATTTACCTTGAAGTTTGCTGTCAATAGGTTTACTTTTAACTATGAAAATTAAATGTTTGGTTCGCAATGCACTTGCCATTGTTCGAATAACTGTATGCATTTGGTCGTAAACCTATCTAAAGAAAAATAATAATAACTTTAATGCTAACGAAATACTCCGCCAAGTACTCGGTAGCACAGTTAGAAAATTGATTTGCAAATAGCTACTTTAGACACTTCTTATATTAATCAGGATACTTATCATGAATGGGAATAACTCATCGCTTAGGCTGTATCAATCTGTAATGCTGTTTTTAGCTCTTGGAGTTATGCCTGCATACACAATGTTTATGTTGTCGATGATGTAATACCCCAAAACATATGCAACTGCTCAATATATGAGCGGTTGAAGCGCAAATGCGATATTTGTGCCACAGTTCCGTTTACATTTACTATGTCTTTGATTATATTGGCTGAGTGGGAGGTCCCTACTCGGCTTTTTGGCGTTCTTAAAGCTTAAATCATTTGACATAGGAGATAGAGTTATGAGCACCGATAATACTATGCGTAGTGATGTGTTTTCTCGAAATACAGCGATAAATGTACTGTTGTTTAGTACAATTTTGACTGGTTTCAGTACCATTACATACCGCTTGAATGACAAGCTGGATAAAACACAAGAGTTAGTTTTTGGTCTTGATAAAGCTATGGCGGTAGCGAAGCAAGAATCAAAGCAACTTAAGAGTGAAAATGAAAGCTTGCAGAAACAAGTAGATGCAATCTTGGAAGAACAGCGATATGAACGTCGCAATACTTCAGGAAGATAATAGTTCTATTTGCAAATCAATTTATAATTTTAGCCACTGTTTATGCAGTGGCTTTTTTTTGCTCTTTTTTTACAAGTAAGTGGGGGTAAAGCTGAGTATAAACCTGCCATAAAATATTCAAGTTTCTATGACCAGTAACTTGAGCAACCTCTTCAATCGAATAGCCCTTTTCAAATAATCTACTAGCTCCCTCTCTTCGCAAGTCGTGATACCTCAAGTCTTCAATACCCAATCCGTTCCTTACTCGCTGAAAGCCAGCGCTAACACTACGTGAGTTGTACGGGAAAATGAGTTCGCCTTTGTTCGGTTGTTTAAGTGCGATCTCAAATGACTCGCCAAGTAACGGAACAATCATGTGGTTACCTTCTTTCTTCCTTGGGTCTTTTCTGTCTCTGACGAGTATCGTTTTATGTTCTTGGTTGAGGTCTTCCCAACGCAGCTTGCAGACTTCACCAATTCGCATACAAGTAAGAATGCTAAATTCAAGAATGTCGGTGAATGGGATTCGAGTTGTGCCGTTTGGCCTAAAAGACTCGCGTTGCTCTAATCCAAGCTTTAAGAGTTTCAGTTCTTCAGAAGTAGGGCGGCGTGTTCGTTTCTGACTTTTACCAACTAACCCCATATCAATCAGAACTGGCACCGCTTCATCAAATATCTGGTGATTGGTGTCGATGTTGAAGACAGGCTTAGACTTTTTCATTACAGAACGTAGGTAAGCAATATCATGATAAATCGTTGCGGGTTTGGCTCCTGCGCCTCTTCTGTTTTTACAGTGTTCGATTAAGTCGCTAGTTCGTAGCTGATTACTCTCAACTTGGGCGATGTCACAATCCCTAAGCATCTTAATCACATAGCGTTTGGTGCGGCCTGTATTGTCCCAAAGGTCACGCTCTGCCATGAACAAATCGAGGAGTACCGAAAGGGGGACTGTTTTTGGCTGATTTAGTACCCCTTGAGCCTCTAGTTCAGCTACCCTTTTTTTACCCAAAGCTTTAGCGAGCGCTTTCTTTTTTAGAGTTTTGCTTTCCCTGTGTATAATGCGCGAATTCTTTTTAACGATGATTGTTACCTTGAACCTTGGTTCACCGCTTTTTAGCTTTCTGGTCTCGATGGTATAACTTGCCATTGTCCAACTCCTAAAGGGGTACTTGAGGGGTACTACAGGAAGTAATTCCGTTTAATTCTAGGTAATTCGCTGTATGTTTGTACAGTATTAATTGAGACTGAATCATGACAAACACTAATAAAACCAGTAAATACGCTAGTAACCGACTTTCTGTTGCACCCATGCTCGATGGGATCTACTTTTCAGGTAAATAAAGGGGTTGGGTTGTTTTAGGCGTACCATAGGCGATCTTCTAACTTTCGGTACACCTTTTTATTGTTGAGTACGCCTTAACTCAGAACACGAAAAACCGCCTTGTTTGGCGGTTTTGTGTTTTTGGTGACAAAGCAACGGTATATCAAAAGTTATCGAGTGTAGTTATCCGTGACTATGCTGCAGCTATAAAAAAGCACCCTTGCTGGGTGCTTTGGTTTTAGTTCATTGTTCTTAAAAGCTTGTCGCTATATTCCCCACGTCTAAGTTCAAGTCAGTTCCCCTTTCACTTTTCGCTTTCTCAATCGCGACTGGTTTATCTGACTTGATGGTCAGTGACACTTCAGATTTACTTTTAATGGTTTGGTTACCCAGTGGGCTATATGCTGTATTTTGCTTGGTAGATTCGAATCCGCCAGCTTGATAAGCATGGGGCCCTTGTTCGGTTTGATTACCCAACGAACCATACGTTGCGTCCTGCATAACTGGCTCAACTCCACCTGCTTGATAAGCATAATAACCTTGTTCGGTTTGGGTTCGCTCAGTTCGGTTTTGGGTTTCATTGGTCGTAATGCCAAGTGTCGCGCTTTTATCTTCAATACGGTTGAGTTTGGCTGCTAAGTTATCGACTTCTTGGCCAGCTTCATCGGTTTGAATTTTCCATCCATCAGGTATGAGTGCGTCTGGCAGCTTGTTGATTAGGGCTTTGAATTTATCCCACAACCAACCAATGCCATCACCAATCCACTTGATGACTTTGTCTAAACCAATGAACTTATCGATTAAATAGGTAATCGCGATTACAGCTGCGGCAACGGCGGCCACCATGAGCCCGATTGGGTTTGCCAGAACAGCCGCATTCAAAGCAATCAACGCCACTTTTAGAATGGCGACCGTCGCGAGAATCCCTTTGAAGTTTTGCGCTAACCAAATAAGCCCTTTACCTAGCAGTTCAAAGCCTTGATAAAGACCGTCTACGGTTTGGATAAGCTTTTCGATAAAATCGGTTCGCCAGGCTGTGTTCTTAAACTTCTCAGAAAACTGGGTGAATGCTTTGGTCGCTTTTTCCATGATGGGTGCAAGTGCTGCAAACTTCATAGAGCGGACGCTTTCTTCGATTTTTTGCAGAGCATCATTGTAGGCTTCCGCTTTTGCCGCATCTTCTGCAGTCGCACCGCCACCCAATGCATTGAGTTCTTTTCTTGCTGCCGTTAACCCTTCAGTGCCTTCACGCAACATGATCAGCATTTTGCGACCGTCTTGTCCAAAGGCAGCATCGGCAAAGGCCATTTGTTCTTGCGGTGTTTCAAGCTGAGAGAACTCTTCAAGGAGCATTTCATAAGCCTGCTTAGTGTCTTTCGCTCCTTGTAAGTCTTTATGCAGCGCGTTCTCACTCTTCTTGAGGTAAGAGCCTAACGCACCAGAACCCGTTTGTTGCAGCACGCCAAGTCGTTTGGTAAAGCGAAGCATGGAGTTAGATAATGCGTCAGAGCTTACCCCCGCATGTTCAGCTTGGGACTGCATAGCTTGGAGTTCTTGAATCGGTAGGGTTAGGGTCGCCGATGTCTTTGCCAGGTTGTCCATTTCACCTGCAGCACCATTCACTTGTGTCACTAATCCCGCAAAGCTTAAACCACTTAACAGCGCCGCTCCTTTTCCTGCCGCTGCAGCGCCGACCTTTGGAAATTTGATGGAACGGTTCAGCTTTTGAATCGGGCTCATGACTCCTTGTAAGGTGGTATAACGCTTACTGAGCCTGCCTATTTCCTTGCCGTGCTTTTTATAACTTCGATTCAGTCGGTCGTACTCACCATCGAGATTTCCCGTATTCACGCCTGTCTTTTTTAACTGGGTGTCGAGCTTCTCTAAATGAGACTTGTAACCCTTTTGCTCGGTGTTCAGCTTGCTCAACTTAGCTTGTTGCTTTGTGATTTTCTCCGTGAGTGCAGCGCTTGGGGATTCAACGCCTGCCGCTTTGACTTTTAACTCTTCAAGCTTTTCGCTGACCGCAGCAACAGCAATGGCATTCTTATTCATTGCTTTCCGTGAGCTTTTGAACGAGTCAATCATCCCCATCGCGGCAGAGTCATCAGCCTGTGTCTTTTGTACTTTCTTAATGGACTTGGCGTAATGATCACTCTCGCCACTCATACCTTTGAGAACGGCCGAAGTTTTATCTTTCATATCCATGAGAACAGACAGTTTCATTTTCATTCTGGATAGCCTTTTTTTGATACAAAAAAAGAGAGCTTATTCGCTCTCTTGTGGTGTTTGTTCGTGCCTTTGTCTGGCCAGCTCTCGAAACAGTAATAGATCGTCGTAGCTGAGTTTGTCTATTTCGCTTGGCGGCCAATGGAACACAAGGGCGATATCTGCGTAATAGTCTTCAACTCTATCTATAACTATTCCGTCGCGACGAAAAAAGAGGCAAGCGTCGTGAGCAATGGCGCCCAGTTCTCTGGAGGCATGTTGATAATGTCACGCTCGTTCAAGCAAGAGATTCGAGGCAATAGGGTTTGTCCTGCTTCAAACTTCATTCCACACACATCTATCAAGCTCAACCCGCGTAAATGCCCAGAGTGTGGCTTGCTGATATCAATATGCGTTAGTGCTTTGCCGTCTTTTTCAATAGGCGAGGCCAGTTCAGCGACCTTGATTTGTGACTCGTTTTTAATGGGGTTGGTCATAACCAAGCTCCTTTTGTAGTGCTTCTAGTTTCTTCTTCACGCCGCCTTTTTGTGGGTCTAGCTTCATCACTAGCTCAAACAGGTTGTGCGCCTTTTCTTTTTCGCCAGCTTCAAGGAACCAATCACCGACTAGGCGGAACATCTTCACTTTAAGTGGGGCGTTGGTAGCAATCTCACCCGCCAGTAAATCATTCACGGCTTTAAGCAGGTATTCGCGCTTGTACTCTTTCTTTTCAGTGTGCGCTTTGTGCGTGTACTTAAACACGTAATCACAGAAGCCCGTTTGACCGTTCACTTTGAAATTAGCCGGTGTTTCTAATCCGCTATCAATGGCCGCTCGAAAGTCATCGTGGATCTCTTCAAACTTGCCAAGGTCGAAGTGCCACATATAAAAGCACCACATCACATCGAGGTTGTCGTAGTTGCCTTTGTGGGTAACCAGTAGCTTTTCAACCAGTGGGCGGTACTTGTTAATGAGCTCTTGTTTATATGGGTCTTTCTCTTTCGAACCAGACAAAGTACGCAAGCGGCTTTGGTCTTGCTTAAACACGTTCTGTGTTTCTTCCCAAGGCTTATCAGCAAAAGCAGTACGAACGGATTGGCTTAATGCTGACTCGCTCATTGCGCCAACATCGTTGAGAAGGTCGACACTGTTGGTAGCTTCAAAGGTTTCAACCGTTAATGGCTTTTCCTTCAGAGCCTCTCGTTTCATCAGTATGGATATCATGGTGTTGCTCCTTACTGCGGGATGAGTTCGTCACCGTTGAAGACCACTTCAAGCTGACCATCTTTTACCGCTACGGTAAGTGGGTCGACTGTCCATGCGCCTTTCAAGGTGTATGCGCGGCTTGTGTTCGTTTCTAAGGTGATGTCTTCACCTACAAAATCAGCAATGGCTTTCTCATCGGTGTCTTGAGCGTGAATGATGGTGCACTTGATGAAAGGCGCATCTGAGAATTGTTCAGAGAAACCCAAAGGGCCATCGTCACCCATGACGGTTTCGCGCTTCATGTTGCCCATACCAAATTCAGCGCCTTCTTTAAGGGGAAGGCGACCCAATGAGCCTGCGTTAAGGACGGCACGGCTAGTAATTTTTGTTCCCATGACTTACTTCCTAAATTGAATTTTGCCTGCAACGATCATCAAACCGTTCACGAACTGCGGTGAATCTTGATAGTTGACGCGCTGCTTGTTGGTTTTATCAAGCTCGACAATGAGCGACTTTTTGTAGCCATCGAAATCTTGCACGATGCCTTGGTATTCCAGATCTCGATACAAGGTCAACAGCTTGGCCTTGATCATGGTCGGCGTAACTATCGGCTGACCTTTAGCGAATTTGGTACCGTCTTTCGCAACTTTATGACGAGGGTAGGCACTTAAGATCAACGAGCGCTGTTTCTGACGGAAGTACATGGCGGTTGCAGGTGTCATTACATCGAGGTAACTGTTGTCTGTTACGCCAGCTGCGTTTTCGGTGTAAGCCGTCACGGCACGTTCAATTAATACTTCATTCGCTGAGTTAACCGTGTAGGTACTCAAGCCTTCATACAAAAAGAGGTTGCGTTCAGCCCAATCCCACTCTTGCGTTGCCAGTGAGTAAACACCGTTTAACTTGAGTGTTTTTAGCGGTCTGCAAGGGTCGATAGCCAATGACGGGGCGATTTGACCTACCCATGCACCAATGGCTTTTGCATCTGATAACGCTTGGTCGTTAGAGTCACCAAAGTTGTTGATTGGCAGGAAGTTGATTAACGCGCAATTGCTTGTCGGTGCAAAGGTGATGAGCTCTGCGTGTGTGCCTTTCTTCGGCAGATACGCTCCACCTGGCACTTGCTCTAATGCGCTGTATCGATTTTCAAGGAAAGTGCCTAGCTCACGAATGGTGGTGCTGTCATTCAATGAGCACATGATGTGGTGATACTGAACATCACCCAATGCGGCTAAAGCGCTTGCTGTATCACCACTGTCAACACTAATTGCAAAGATAGGCATGGTTTTATCTTGCTTGCGGAAGTAGGTGACCATTTCCACGATGTCGCTATTAGCACCAAACGAGTCTGCCGCTTTTGTCTCATCCATACAAAGCGTGACTTTATTGTGAGCGACCTTTGCACCACTGACCGCATTACCGATCGCCAAAACAACTTGCAAGTCTTCTGCGCTGTTTGCCAGGCTATTATCAATTTCAATATAGACACCGGGAACGCGAGCGGTGCTTGGTACTTCAGCAAAACCAATAGTCATTATTTAGTTTCCTTCTTGGCTGTGGGCTTGGCTGTTGTCTCGATATCCACGACACTTTCTTCAGCGAGTCGACGTAGCCAGTAAGCGTTGCGAGGCTTTTCTTCACCTGCTGCTTTCAATGGCTCTCGGGTAATTGGGTCTTTCACGATTAAGCCTTTAGTTGCAGGCTTAATTTTGAAAGTGGGTACTTTGGGTTTATCTACTTGTTTATCCATTACGCTGCATCCTCTAGTGCAAAGTGTTCCGCTGCCATGGCGAGTAGCTCTCGCTCTAGAGCAGGTGTCCAACCAATGAAGGTTCGTTTGGGCATTTGATAATTGCGCTTGGTTCTCACGCCGCCTGTCCATTGACCTGTTTTGCTGTTGTAGTGGCCATTAACGCGAGTCGTGAATGACACTTGAGAGCCTTGGTTGTGCTCTTGGCCGATGCGACCCGCGACGCCTTTTAGGCCAATCTCAAAGCTATCTTCTGTTACGTGAGTTCTTAATGCCTTACCAAAACCGAGCAGCATGTTTTTATTGTTAACGGTGTTCTGCGCTTGAGTGCCATCCCATAGTTGGGTTGTCTTTCGCCGCGTTCGGCTTTGGTACGGGTTGTTGTCTATATCTCGTTGAGCGCGAATTTGCTGACGAAAGAACTGCCGTGCGCGGTTGGCCATTCGTTTATTCAGCTCAAACTTATCACTGGCCGTAAGCACTAAACTTTCCACAACTTGAGTCAATTGCTCAGGCGTCGCGAGTGTTAATTCACTCATGGCAAATCACTTAAGTGGCCGACAAAGTGGACCAATTCACCGAGTTGGTCTTCATCGGCTCGCGCTTCAAAACCACTGACACATTCATAACGGGTATCACCTTGCTTCCAATTTCCTTGTTCGCTTTCTTGAAGGTCGAACTCTTCACGAATATCAATTTTCAGCTTGAGATCAAACACACCTTTATCGAGAGGCTCTAGCGCGAACGTCGGCATGGGTAAGCCTTTTTCTGCTCGCTCTGGGTCGAACTTATTAAGCCAGCTGACTAAATGCATAAACAAAACTTGCGGCTCTAACTTGGCGCTTTGCAAGAAAACGATGGCGGTGTATTCAATTTCAAACCCATCGACAAAAGCACCTTGTCCACAAAATAAAGCGCCATCCTCTGCCCATACATCCATTTTGGCCGCGTCAGTCACATGGTTTTTGAATAAGTCCGTTAAGCTTTGCAGTGCTTTCATTACACTCTCTCGAAGCAGTAGGTTTCTTCTGCGTGAATTAGTAGGTCAATCGCTTGGCGGTACTGCACTTCGCACTCTTCTTTCTTACTGGTGAGCGCTTCTTGTCTGTCTGCCGCATCGGCGGTGGCGTCACCACTCATTTGCACGCTAATCAGTTGAGCAGCGGTTAGCGCGAACACGGCCTGCTTGTAAAGGGTTTCGGCCGAGTCATCATCACCAAAGCGCTTTTGGGATAACTCTGTCAAACTAGCAAAAGGTACTAAGGTGCCTTTAAGCTCAGAATGCACTTTGATGCGTGACACCTTCGCGTGATGCAGAATGCCTGCCTCTGTCTCATTACTTTGGAAATGGTACAGAGACTGAAACTCTGAAATGTTCAGTACTGGGTATTTTCCCGTTGCTGGCAACTGAGATTGATACGGTTTGTTTTTGTTGCCGACAAATTCCATGATTTATCCTTATTGGGTTAGGGAATGCAGGCCGACAATCGCGAATAACAGTTAGCACCAAGGCGCACCTGAAATAGCAATAGAGCCTGCATTGAGGGGGTGTTAGTGTTTAGCGGTTGGTTTAATACCAACCCCCGTTAATCCATAGCTTCACGTTCTTGAACTCGATCGCTGCAGCTTTACCTAGCTCTTCAATCACGTAAGCCATGTTCATCGACTCAAAGTTTTCAATTTGGTCTTTGGCGTCGTTCTTCTTACCAACAGAGCGACGAATAGAATCTGTTTGAATGTAGATGGATAGGTTGTCGTAACTGGTGACCATGATGCCCGTTGAAGGGAAGCCTGGTACTTTCACAGCAGGCAGACCGCCATAAGAGCCAATGACTTGCAGCTCTTGGATTTTGCCTTTTTCGCTTGGCGTATTACCGTGCGCTTCGTAGAACTTGGCTTTGTCATAGCCAAGTAAGTCAGAGCCTATGATTGCAACTAAGTTACTGTCATCTTCACAAGCAGGGTGAAGCAGCGTTTTTACATTCAATACCGCTAGATCTAGGTTAACGAAATCGCCTTTCTCTTTACCTACTGAACCATCACCGCCTTCACCGATACGAATGACGCTAGAGCCATCAACGATTTCTGAAATCAGACGAGCTGCATTGTGAGCACGCATGGCTTGATACCAGCCAATATTAACGTCTTCACCATGTGGGGATGTCTTACGGTTGGTTGTCTTCTCGACTCGTTCGCCATACCAACCAATGGTGACTTTATTTGAATCAATTTGCTTACGAGTTTCAGTGGACAGGATTCTGCTGAAGTTTTTATCATGCGCCCAAGCGTCAACCTTCTCGTAACGAACTGCAGTATCAAAATTGGTTTGTTCACACATGTATGGCATTGAGTCAGTGCTTGAATGATCTTGAGGTTTACGCTCACCATCACCAGAGGTATCGGTACGGCTAGCAATCATGCCTGTTACACCAAGGCCAATTGCTTCACCTTTTTGGTGCTTAACCGGTACGATGTTGACCTTTCCTAAGAACCAACTCCCCTCTCGGATTTGCGCAATAATCTTTTGTGCGCCATTGGGTGTGACATTGAACTTTTGAGTCGCATCAGTAACATCATTTTGTTCACCGACTTTCTTGATGTAAGCACTCAGTTTTACTTCTGTATTTCTTTCCATTGTTCTGCCTATTTGAATTCGTAAATGGGTGAGCAAGAATGCCTTATAGGTATTGCTCTTCTTCGCCGTCTTGACCTGCTAACTGGCGCTGCTCTTCATCGGTTAGCTTGCTGAGCTTTTCGATTTGACCTGTTAGGCTTTCTACCTGTGACGAAAGAGTCTCGACTTGACCTTTCAGCTCAGTCACTTCAGCACCTTCTTCGACTTCAGGTTCTTGCGGCTGACCATTGGTGTTGAGCTTTTCAACTTGCTCACTTAACTGGCTTAGTTGCTGCTGATTCTCTTTGCCTTGCTCAATGCTTTGCTTGAGTAGCTCTTCAAGTTCTTTACTCATGTCTTCGTCTTCCTGTTGTTGTGAGAGCTGCTCAAGTTCACTTTCGCCCTTAAGCCAGCGTTTAAATTTATTGAACATCGAGGCTTCTTCCTCGGTGCTTTTAGAGAGTTGTTCCAAGGTGATTTGAAAGCTCGTTGGGACACACGCTTTATCTTTGCTGCTAGCCGACAATTGAATCTGTGTCGTCCCTAACGATGCAGGCTCATCAGTCAGGGCCAATCCGGTCAGGTAGGCTTTCCCTGTGTCTGCAAACTTTTCATAGAACTCACATGAGGTATGTAAAAGCTGGCCTTGCTCAGCCATACGCAAAAGCATTGAGTTTGGTTTCAGTACTGCGAATAGCTTGTCTTCTTTCTTTTCTACAGATAGGACTGAGCCATACTTGTTGCTCCACGGGTAATGGTCTGCATTGATTCGAGCTGTATAGACTTCTGGGTTGTAAGTTTCTGCAATCTCATCAATGATTTTTTGCTCAATGACTCGACCATCAATGGTTGCTCCTGCCTGTAAAATACAAATTAGCTCTGATTGGAACATGCCTAAACTCTCCTAAATTCGATGATTCCAATTTACCCAATGCCTCCGCCTTTTTGTATTTGTCCTAGTTCTAAACGCTTGATATAGAAATCGTTCAAGCTGAGTAATCACAGGCGCTGTAGCACTATGCAAACATGGAAAATAATGTTGTTAGCGAACCGCTATATACCGCCGACCAAACGAAAGCTTTGGGACTGTTTTTACGCCAACGTAAGCCTGCTGAAATTGCAGAAGCGGTTAGCGTAGCCACACGCACGGTTCAAAAATGGATAACTCAGTTTGATTGGAAAACGCTGAGGGATGACGCGCCCGTCGAATTAATGATGAGACAGCGCATTGCTTACTTGATGTGGGTTGACGAAAAGCTTGAGAGCCAAGAGCGTGAGCTCAAGATGTTGCTCGAACAGCAATTCAAGCGTGATGAAGCAGAGCAAAGACGCAAGCGACCAGCTGGCCGAAGTGATGGCGAGCAAAAGCGTGGGCGTAAGTCGAATAAGGTGAAGAACGATATTTCCCACATCACCAAAGAGATGTTGGACGAGTATCGCGAGAAAACCTTTTTTGACTACCAAAAGGAAATTCACGGCCATAAACAAAACGATGAAATCAACGAAACGCGCTTTTATCTTAAATCGCGCCAGATTGGTCTTACGTTCTATTTTGCCTTTGAAGCGTTTGAAGATGCGGTGCTGACTGGCGACAACCAGGTGTTTATCTCTGCGTCGAAAAAGCAGTCTTATATCTTCAAAAACTATATTCGTAAATTTGCGCTAGAGATTGGTGGAGTTGACCTAAAAGGTAAGGACGACATCGAGTTAAGCAACGGCGCAAAGCTTGGTTTTATGTCGACCAATGTTGCGACCTCTCAAGGCTTTAACGGCCACATGTATTGGGATGAAGTGTTTTGGATCCCTCGCTTTGCTGAGTTGGATGATTATGCAGGCGGTATGTCGATTCAGGCGCAGTTTCGCACCACTTACATTTCAACACCTTCCACCATGGCCCATGAAGCCTACCCGAAATGGCAAGGCAAGAAAGAGCACGGCATTGATATCAGCCACAAGGCACTTAAAGCCGGCGCTTTAGGTGTTGATTTTATCTTCCGTCAAATGATCACGGTTGATGATGCGATTAAGAAGGGCGCGACCTTCTTCAACATGGATAAGCTTAAGCGTAAGTATCCGGTTAAAGAGATCTTCGACAACTTGCTGCGTTGTAAGTTTTTGGATGACAGCGCTTCGTTCTTTTCATTGAAAGCACTACTGGCCTGTAAAGCCGATACGTCACTGTGGAAAGATGTCGACCATGAGAAAGCAAGGCCAGTGGGTAACGCAGAGGTTTTGGTTGGTTATGACCCAAGAGGCGGTGGAACGGGTGAAAGCTCGGATGATGCAGGCCTTGTGGTGGCGTTAAAGCCTAAGCGAAAAGGCGGCGTGTTCCGACTGATTGAGCGAGTGCGCCTTAAAGGTTCTAGCTATGAGCAACAGGCTGACACGATTCGAAGCATTACCGATAAATACAATGTGGTGTACATGGCGATGGATACCAGTGGCGTTGGCTCTGCGGTTGCTGAGCTTGTTCGCAAGTTTTATCCCGCTTTGGTTGAGTTGGATTACTCACCCGAAGTAAAACGATTGATGGCGTATAAGTCACGAGAAATCATTAACAGTGGCCGCTTACAGTTTGAAGCGGAGTGGGATGATCTCGTTCACTCGTTCTTAATGATTCGCCAGCAAACCACCAAAGTAAGTAACCAAATTACCTTTACTTCCAACCGCAGCAAAATTGGATCTCATGCGGATTTAGCCTGGGCGTCTATGCACGTTCTGCGTTGGGAGCCGATTGATATTAATAACGACACCGACACCACTGTCGAGTTCTTCTAGCCTAATTTTTGGAGAGACCAAGTGATAGAGATTGAATTTTCTAAACCCGTGAGCGTGATGAACAGCGACATTCTCAGTTATTTAGAAGTGGCGTTGGTTGATGGTTTATACGAACCACCGATCGCCTTAGATACGCTAGCCAAAGCGCTGCGCACCAACCCGATGCATTCGAGTGCGATTGAGTTTAAGCGCAATACGTTAATGCATGCCATTGCGTTGAGTGGATTGCTTTCACGCCAAGATGCAAAACGCTTTATTCAAGACTACCTCACTTTTGGTGGTGCTCACCTGCAGGTGATTCGAGATTATAGAGGTTTAGGCGAAGTCGTTAAGCTCAAGCATTTACCGACACTTTACATGCGTAGGCGTGAAGACTTGGGTTGGTCGTATAAGCCAAAAGCTTACGATGATGATGGCCGTATCAACTACAAACATAACCAAGTGTTCTATTTGGGTGATTATGACGTTGCTCAAGAACTGTATGGTTTGCCGAGTCACATTAGCTCTTTGACGTCTATTTGGTTGAACGATGATGCTACCTTGTTTCGTCGTCAGTATTACCGTAACGGTAACCATGCAGGTTACTTGCTGTATATGAACGAGCCATCAATGACGCCGAAACAGGAAGAGGCAATCAAGAAGCAGCTGCAAGCTCAAGAAGGTATGGCATTTAAAAACTTGTTTGTGAATGCCAAAGGTAAAGACACCAAAGCACCAGAGCTCAAGCCGATTGGTCAGGTTGAAGCCAAAGACTCTTACAAAGAAGTGAAGAACCAAACCATGAACGAGGTGCTTTCAGTTCACCGTGTGCCAATCGAGTTGATGAGCATTCGACGCGAGAGCATTACGTCACTGGATTTGAATAAGGTGGATTGGCTGTTCCACAAGAACGAGTTGCTGCCGTTGATTGATATGATGCAAGAATTGAATGATGTTGTGGGGCAACAGGTTATTACCCCTAAAGAATATAAAAAGTTGGATGCGGCTTAGTATCGAGTATAGACAGATTCGTCTTTACTGCAGTGAGTGTTGCAGTTGTGCTCTTATCCAAGTTTGTAGCGATAAGAGCTTCTGAGCATTTTCAGCACAGGTTTGCAGGTTCGCTACATCTTCCGCTAAGACTTCGGCGTCTCGCTCGTAACCTGTAGCGGTTTTGGCGGCACCATCAGGGACGGTGGAGGGTTGCTGAATACCGATTGCTCTATTATGCGCTCGCACTGATTGGGCGCGGATGTGCATCCAGTCAGGATCATTAACAACGCACTGCTTATCATTGTTCTTTTGAGCATACTTGATCACCTCTTTTTCAATCTCTCGAAATTCAATACGAATATCAGGCTTTTGGTTAGCGAGTTTTACGGCTAGTTGAAAAGCCTCATCTTGTTTCTGCTCTACTTTTCCCCAGAGTACGTTTTGCGCTTTTAGTGCTTTGGCTTCGGTAGTTGTTACGCCGTAGTCATAAGAACAATAAGCGACACCGCTAAGAACGGAAGCAAAGGCAATGGCTTTAAATAGAGTTAGATATTGGGTCAACATTATCACCACCCATTCAAACAGACGTGTTGTTCTGTTGCTCGTCGTTTAGGAATACCGGCACAGTTACTTTGCTTGAGGCGGCAGTCTTTACCATTCACAAACACCCACCTAGGGTATTCATTACAAGCGCCTTGATGATCGCCTTGGTTAAACTTCTTCAATAAGGTGGAGCGTGTGAAGTTACCTGCACCAAGGTTAAAGACAAAACTCACCATCATGTCGTATTCACCTTGGCTTGGTGTTTGGGTGATGTGTTTATTGACGACACGCTCAGCGGCAGCAACATCTTTAACGAATAGCTCAGCGGCTTTCTGCAATGTGAGTTTGGTGTTTTCCGTTACGCCCTGCGTATGACCTAACCCTGCAGTCCAAACATCAGCACTGCATTGGTAGGGCTTCAGCCTACAGCCTTCTTCATTCGCTACATGGCTAAGGCCGTTCTCACTGATTATTAGCTTTGAATCAATAGTAAAGACAATGGCAAGAACGGAAGCCACAGAACACACCACCGCCTGTATTGCTTTGGTTTTTAGGCTCATGCTGAACCCTCTTTTTGTGAGTTCAATTTGTCTAACTGCGCTTGGCTGAGTTTGGTTGCAATCGCGTAGTGACGAATCGCCATGATGCCAGCGCCAATACCGACCGCAACAGACAACACTTGGAGTACGTCATTCACGCCAAAACTGATTAGGGTTGCACTAATGGAAGCTAAGATTTTCTTTAGGCCAGTGACATCTAGTAGCGATACGACTAGTGCCTTTGCCTCTGATTCATTCATTGATTTCTCTCTTATGGCTAGTTAATTAGTTCCCCCATAAACAGTGTATCTAGTTGAGTTTTAAAGGGGACTTATGGCATTTCTAGTGTCGAGATATAGAAGTTCAGGGGGCAAGAAAGAGAAAACCCAGCACGGTGGCTGGGTTTGAATAGGGTTGGGATTAGTTGGCAGGCGGTGTTGGCCACGGGTTTTCTATTTGAACTTTTTCTCTTTCTTCAACCGCTAAGTCCATGAGTCGATTATATTCAGATTGATCTCCCATATGCTTTTTGATTTCAGCTTCTTCAAGATATGGGCGTACTCTTTGTGTGTACTCTAACTGCCGCTGCTGCGCTATATCGGTTCGTTTGATTTGATACTCATCACTCGCCGTTTCTATTCGCCAAATGCCGTTATCTAAAATCAATTCATCGTTAATATGACAATCCAACTGTTGATAGTTATCTATATTGAGCACATGCTTCCTACCACCACTATCAATGAAAAACGTGGTATCCATACTCACATCAACGATTTCCCCGCCCACTTTACGTGCGTGTTCAAATGGAATGTCGGTGTCTATACCATGGGTTCCAAAGGCAACAGGGTAATCATATTCAAAAATTATCTTCATGATGCCCCCAATTTAATTAATGACATGCAGGCTCCACCGTTGTCGTTATCACCATAAAAAAATGACAGTGAGCCATTGGCTCCAAAAATAAAGACATGAATCTGAAGAACATCATCTTTGTTTAATTCAACAGGATGACTGAGTGATGCGGTTGTATCTTTATTTGAATATGCTTGAAGAATGTTCACACCGAAAGCTTTTAGCTCGGAACGTTGTTGGCCATTAACAAACACAGCCATTGACCAAAATGCAAAGTCGCCTGTTCTTAATTTCTCCCAGCAACGTGTTGCTGCATTAAGAAGATACTTCCCCGTTTCCGGAACGGTTAAGACTGCACCTGGTATAGGGTGAAACACTTGGTATGCTGCATTATCAATAAACCCAACTGCGAATACCTCTTGAGTTAAAACATTTTTGAGCTGATTTAAATCAGATTGAATGGGCGCTAAGTGCAATTCATTTAACTCAGTTTCAGTCACAAACTCTCCGTGCTTAAAGATAACATCTCCAGCTTCACCAGATATCGACGCTTTCAATGTCACCATACCGCCGATACCTTTGGCGAGTGCCACTTTTGGTGTCGAGCATTCGATCACTGCTTGGTCATTGCTATCAAGCACATGGATTTGGTGTAGGTACTCATCAAAGTGCTGCTCAATAGGCAGATTCAAGATGAAGGTTAGTACGCCATTGTCATCGTAGTAACTGGTTTCAATGGTGTTTTCATAGAATGAATACAGTGATTCACTTGGTGCGTCATGGGTTAACGCACCAATGAGCCGATACTTGGTTACAGTATTTTTCAGCTCACCGTTTAAAATGTCTATTCCGTGCTGAGTCGGAATAGCTTGCAGTGTGCTCATACGGTGTCTCCTATTTCAAGTTGCCAAGTGATGGCGGTGCAGCACAGAAAAGGGGCTTCAGCATCTAATTCAAGCTGAGAGCTAAACTCTGGCTTCATGGTTAAGGCCGTAGCCAGTTCAAATTGTGTCTTTGCATCAAACGAATAAATCCAGTGAAACTCGGTGTGCGGCAGTCGCTTTTCTTCTAAAGCTTTAAAGGCCGCGTCATTGTTGTAGCTGTACAGGTTTATCTTGATGAGGTTTGGATTCGCGATTTCATCAAAAACCACTCCTTTAGAGCCCATCGTCATCAAGAGCCGTTGATAGTCTGAAATCTTCCAGCCAAATTGCTGCTCTTCAAACTCGGTTAATAGCGACAGTTCAATATCGTCATGAGTTTGCTTGAAGTCTTTGGCCATGCCTTTGATGGTGTTGGCCAGCTCGACGTTCTCGGTGTCTTGCCAATATTCGCCTTTGGGTAATAGCCCACGGTAGGCGTTTTCAAAATCACCGGCACTGTAGTTAATAATTAAGTCGGCGGTGTCCACGTTACGCCTCCTAGTACATGTATCTGGTTTTTATCAATGGCGACCTCACCAACAGGTGTACGAACAATGAAGTTGTTGGTCACGGTTGAAGTGGTTAATACAATTTCAGTGTTGGTGATGGATTCTGGCTTTTGAGTTATCGGGTCGATTTTGCCCATTTTCCCTTTCACAAGATTCTCTAGTGCGGTGACTACATCATTACGTATGGCTTGGTCTTGAATGCCTTGTATCTCGATGTTGAGTGGCACTTGGTTTGGCAAATGGGCGATTGGGTGACAACCTGCCAGTCGGTTACGCTCAAAGGTGTCTTGCACTAACTTGACCACTCCTGCGCTTAAGGTCGGATTGTTTTCTCGCGCACCGATATACACTTCCACCATGCCAAGCTGTGGGGTGTTATCGAGCGCCCAAGCAAAGTCCACATCGGAGTGAGCTGACACGGCCCAGGCTTGGTAATCTTCTGATTTACCGATTAGCTCATTCTTTTCAAACGCTACGATCACTCTTGAACGCCAGTGCTTGAGTTCTTCAATGTTCGCTCCACCTGTCACACCTTGTGAAACCACACGGTTTGGGTCAATTCCGCTGAGCCCTTTGCTTAGCGCCAGTATTGCGCCTGCAGGTAAGTTGCTATCAATACCCGATTTAAGCGCGATGACTTCGACCGGAGCATTGCTGTATTGTTCTTTGGTGGTTTCATACTCGCTATTGGCATGCGTTAAGCGTGTACCTTTTTTGATCACCACCGTTCCGCCAAGCTCAGTGAACTGCACTCGACCCGTTGCGAATGTTGGCAGTAGTCGAGGGGCTTTATGGCGATTGGCGTGTAGGTATAACCACTCTTCAGAGCAAGTCTCTGGATGCAGCTGCCTGAACAGCAAATCTTGATAACCATATTGCCCATAGCTGACACCCGCAATAGCAGCGGCTATCCCTTTGGTTGCTGGGTTGTTTTGCCCTGTAGCAGATGCCAGATTCGCTTCTGCGCGAGCTATTAACTCATCTAAGCTTCTTTGTGTACTCATTGGTTAACCTTTGAAAGTGGAACATCGAATTGAGAGCCATCGACTAAGGTGATCATCACATTGCGACCCATTTGGTTTGGCTTCTCTCGCCATACTGAAACTTCAACTGCTTTGGCGTGGCCATCGGTAATGAGCCAAGCGAGCGACTCTTCACAAAACCGTTTAGCGAGGCTTAATGTTTCGTCGGTGAGCTTTGCTCGCTTGAGCGTCCAGTCACGAGAGCCGACCACGTTTATCAACTCATTGCTCCAAGTGCCGCCACGTTCATTGCTTGCCATACGGGCGCGATCGTTTTGAGTCGATTCGGCATAGTTATAAACGCTCTGCAGAACAGCATGGGTTAATCCTTCTTTAGAGCTGAGTGGTGCTGTCAGGGCGGTTAAATTGAAATGACTCATCCTTTATTTGGCCCCTTGGTTGTTCTGTTTGTCCCGTCGTCTTTGTAGTCGTGGTCATGCTTTTCAACTTTGACACCGCCAAACGTACCGGATGAACCACCCACCGAACCAGTCACATCAGCGTTCTTCATAACTTTCAGATTACCCCCTATCTCAACATCACCAGAAAACGTGGACTTAGGTGCAGTAACGTTCACAGCCGTTGCATTCACCGTGGTTTCTTGTGCCGATATCACTTCTAACTTTGCACAGGCGTTTATCTTGATGCCTTGCTCAGTGAAATGAACAAGGTTGCCTTTGTCATCGAGTATCGCGACTTCACCAGGCTGCAACTCTATTTGGTGGCGTTCGTCTTCTACGTTCACGGTGATGCCGCGAGATGTGGTTCCACCAATGAAGAGGTTGTAAGTTTTCGCACCTGGTAGTGGGCGACTCATAAACCCGTAGTTGTGTACGCGTTTTATCTTGTCGTTAGTTCGGCCTGTCGCAGTTTTGATTTGTAATCGGCCTGTGGTTGCACCTGTGACAGTGCCGGTGCCAATCACGTTTTTAATTCTGGCCATTAATCGCTGTTGTTGCTGAAGAGCACTAGACATAGCTTTGCTCCTTAAACGGCCTGAATAGCTCAACCGATGTTTCCGTAGAGCTTTCAGATACCGATAGACCAAGCGACTTGATCACCAACATCTCACTGAAGCTTTGCTCTTGGTCGGCGACTCGAATCACTCGGTTTAATCCGTCAATGGCCAACTCAGGGAATATGTCGGCAATCGTGCTTGATGCTGTCAGGCTTTGAGCTATGGCAAGGTTGCGCTCATATTTAGCACGAGACAGGCAAGCTTCACGGTTTTGTAATTGGTCACAGGTGATCACCATAGTGCGTGAGCTGTCGACGTTTGGATTGATGACCTGTGCGCTTGCGTCATCCCACTGGCCTTGCACATCAATGGTGTGAAATTGCTGATTGAAGGTGCGCTTGATGTTCAGGCTGTCGATGTTGTTGCCCGTTTCTAGGCCGATATTGCTGATAGTTGCATGCGCGGTGTTTTCAATGGTTAACACGCCACTGCGCTCAACCAACATAAAACCTTGCTCTCGAATCAGTTGTGCCACGTTCTCTACGGGGGATTCCGCATTTATCTGAAACTCGGGGATGACCGGCATACTCTTCACCAGGCTTTTCACTTTCAAACCAAATGGCTTGGCAATATGGCGAAGTAGCTCTTCCACGTTCAAGTTATAAAGCGCGTCCATCGTGATGCGTGAATCAATCATGTTGGCACTCTTTGAGCGGCCTGAAATGGAAACAGCGTGAGCGCTTGAATCGGTGTTGGAATCCACACCATCAATCTGACCAATCAGAATCGGCTTGTCGTTAAGGAAGAACTCAACCGATAGCGGGCTTTCAATAGTCATAGACTCAATTGAGCAACTGAACGTGTGGGCCAGCTGTTCAATGGAGTAGTTGAGATTCGCTTGGTAGAAGGTGCGCGGCTTACCATCAATGTGCATCGTTAGTGTGTTCATGACACATCCCTCACGGCAATGTCACCACGAATGAAGAGCGGGTGCTGCAGTGCATTCATTTTGGTGATGACTTTTTCTTGAGTGAACTCATCGTGCGCAATCGTCAGTGCAGATTGAAAGCGTGGTGACTGCACCGTTCTATGGGGTGCGGTACCGCTGACCACCTTATCTTGCTGAACCTTCACATTGCTTTTCAATGTCGTGACTGCGTCGAACAACTCAATGCTTTCAAGCGTCGACACTTTGGTGGTGTCTTTGATGCGTTCATCGATACCGACAATCAAAGTCGACAGATCATTCTTAATGGTTTCAGGCTGCTTAACCGACTTCGTAATATCAAAGCGGTCGCCTTTTTCTAGGTGTGTGATGTCTTTGTTCATCTTCACTGCGCCCGTCACCATCTGCACATTATGGTGCTGAGTTGGCGTGTCCGGTTTCACTTCACCTAGTAGTAAAGCTTGAGCACTGCGCGAGTTGTCTACGGCTTCATTGCCAGAGCTTGGCTCAGCTTGAACACCATCGGCTACCGCATCCACTGACGTAGAAAACAGATCAGCGAACTCAGTTGGATTGTTGCTGAGGCTACTCACTGCCGAGAATGCTTTATTGATGGCGTGGTTAATGTCTTGAAGGCTTTCATCTTCAAGTTTTAAGCGGTTGGTGATGTCGACCAGCACGTTCAGTGCGCTGATGGCATCATTTTGAACCCGGTGAATGTTCGATACATCCAAGCCTTTAACTTGTTTTGCGAAAGAACGCTTCGATAGGCTCTCGACCATGTGGGCCTGCGTTTTTGTGCGAACGGATGTCGGTGCAGTGATTGAAGGGGAAGAACCGGCGCGAGCAAACTTTAGACTCAGCGTGACCAAGCCTTTTTTGGTACTGATGCTTTGGGATACGTCTTCAAAGACAAGCGGCAATTCACCCAACCAAGGATGTTCTAGCTCGCCTGTTGGTGTTGCTTCTAGGTTTTCAATTAGGGCATTGGCATCGGCCAGAGAAGTAGAGCCAACGAACACCGCTTCAATTGTGTAAGTACGGGCTTTCGTGCCCATAACTTTGATGTGTGGTAGGTCAGAGTAGGGGATTTCGCTCACTTGCAAACGCTTACCACCATCAAAGGCGGTCGAGAGGATATTGAGCTTAAGCCCATTCCATCTAGCGTGCTCGTACTGTCGTTCCCACATCAAAAAGCCACCAACTACAGAAGAAAATCAGAATTAGGCAGCGAGAATAAAATGAGTGATGGAGTAGGGCGCTCAGGCCTTGTTCGGACTCACCCTCCCCTCCACACCAAAATTCCGCACTGCAATTATGCGATCTTAGAACCGCATTTCATTTCGGTAGTTGTATTGGAACACAGCCCCCGATGTATCTACATCGAGGGCTGTTTTATATGGTGGATTTAGAGATCGTCTAAGATCGTTTTTGTTCGTTTTTTAGAAAAAGGTGATCGTTAGGTTTTTACAGGCGATAGGCTTGAAGTAATAACGTATCCATGGCCGTTAATTTACGAGCGGCCAATGAAATGCGTTTACTTGATACGCCTGTTTTACGCGATGCTGATTCATAAGACCAGCCAGATTCAAACACTAGCTTTGCAGCCTCTCTGGTTTTCTCTGGCATCTCGCGTTTAGGTAGGATTTCTAGCAGCGCATCAAGGCGCTGCTTAGGGATGATATTCATCTGGCTTTAAATACCCGTAGTCTAGGCTTCTGGTTTAAGCGCTTGGTTGTTCCAGCTGCCCGAATATATCGATTTGGTTCAAATCGCCTTTGCATAACTCGGGTTGCAATTCTGGGTCTGGTTTATTACCTGTAGGTTCGATGAAGTGTGAAAATGACGTATGCGCTACGAACACCTTTCCACATCTTAGGTTTAAGCACTGGCAATACAGCTCTCGTGTTTCAGAGCTGATAGAACGCGAAGTTGCTATACGTGTTTTGGATTCGCATTTCGGGCAAGTTACGAGCATTGTATTAATCCTTTCATGTCATGGTGTTGCAGCGCAGAAACTTCCGGCGCATTCATTTTTGCCATACATTCAAGCGAGTAGTGGCAAACGTTATGTTTTTCTAAAATGGATATACCTTCCGCCAGTTGTTCTAATTCTTGGCTTACTACACCATTTGAAATGGTAAAACTGTGACCACTAAACCCTGCAAATGTATTATCCAATTCATGACGAACTCCAATTAGCCGTTCGTTTTTACACACCCAACCCTCTCTCAATATTTTACCATCAATGTTCTTGTTAAGTTCATTATTAAGCCACTGTTCTTCATGCATCAGACCACGGTCAAGTATGATGACTGCGTTGTCATTTTGGTGTTTTAATTCTTGGATTATTTTAGCTACGACGACCTGAAGTTGTTGTTTGCTTGTCATTTTAGTTATTCTCCATCGTCATAAGCATTGCACTAAACACGGCTTGTTTTTCTCCACTAGGTAAAGCCTCAAAGTTCTTCGCCCACCGCTTAGCTTTTCTTTGAATACGTTGGCGGTCAGTGGAGTCTTTACCTGCAAAAGAGTGGTAATGAACATCACCTGGCGTGAAGTTACACCACACTGTTTCGGTTCTTACGCCGCCACGCGTCATAGCTTGAAAATCCACACTCCACCAATCTGCTAATAGGTCATCGTATATTTCATTTCTATAACCAGAAACCATCACAAAGCAGGGTAGTGAATCGAGCATTTCAAGTAATCGTCTATGATCATCATCGGTCAATTCATTTTCATATCGAGCTGAACTAGTTCGGGTAGAGTGAACATATGGGGGATCGCAGTAAACAACGGTTCTTCCACTTTGAGAAAAATCAAACGAGCTTAGAAAGTCGAATGCATCAGCTTGAAAAATATCAGCTGCAGTAAAGTCAGATTCGTCTATTGCTGAAGCGGAATTAAATCCATCGATACATGTTGAGTTAATATCAATACCAATCTGGTTAGCGGCTGGCGCTTTTCTCTTTAAGACAACTCCGGTCCCTAAGAACGCTTCAATGTAAGTGTCATGCGGTGGCATCAAATTAATAATGGTTTGATAAACACCACTTCCACCTTTTGAACCTAAATACCCCATAAATCCCACTTCACCTAAAATTCTCATCGTGTGGCCAACGTAGTTATAAATGACTATGCTCGAGCAAATTAAGGCTCTTGCTTTCTGGTACCACATAGTCATAAATAACTACACTCGATACGTTTAACCCAAAGGCCAGTTAAAAAGCATTTTCACACCGTCCATGAATATCCAAGCAAGCTGACCACCAAACTCGAATGCAAAGCCAAGAACGAAGGTGAACACTAAATATTGATTTAGCTGTTTAATCATTTTGAACCACCATTCTTCTTACAAGTTATGTAATGCTCACTACCTAACGCGGTGTAACCTTCCTGACCGAGCTTGGCTAAAATCATCACTCTTTCGCCCAATGAGTAGTTGGTCACTTTCAGTTCATACGACTCGGTACTTGAATTTGCGACACCTACTTTTATCTCTTCAATCGCTAAGTCAATAATACTAAGCTCACTGGCACTGACTAAAAGCGAGCGGCCACCACTAGCTAATACCTCATCTATATATTGAATAGCGTTACCTTGGAATTCATCATCAATGATGGCTTGAACTGTCGAAGCTGCATCACTCGTTCCGTAAGCGTCTTGATAATCTTCAAGGCCAAGCCAACCATCTTTGTTACTGATTTCGACTTGGATATTTAACGTTAGTTTTCTTTCGCTCATTATGCTGCTTCCTTCTGCTCATTAATTCTCACGTTAGCTTCAATCAACGCTTGCGCCACTGGTGGGCAAACCGCATTCCCACATCGAGCTACTTGTTTCGCTTTTGATAGTTTTTTACCTGAACTGTCATGTGAAATTTTGTAATCAGAAGGAAAGCCTTGAGCTGCAAAAAGCTCATGCGGTTCTAACATACGCATACCAATATCTAGTATTTGGTACTCTTCACCTTGAATGGTTACTAAACCAAATCGGTCTTTGGTGGTCACCGTTCCAATAGGTGTATCTATTGCTTCACCGTAACTTGTACCGTAATACTTAAGTAAGAAAGCTCGCACTTCACCCAAATGAAAACCGCCGGCTGAAATTGTATGGACAGGCTCATCAGTGCCGTGACCAATATTGGTGCCACGCATCTTCACCATATGACTAGTGATTAGAGCGTTATGATCAACAGCTGTAATAGTTGGAAGTGGTCGTTCAATACATGCAGAAGGCGCATCAGTGAAATGTCTTGCTATGAATGCAGTGACTAAAGCCGTACCATTTTTTCCAGTTAGAGTTGCCATCGGCTCTTGAATATCTTGCCCTCTGAACTGTTCACCACCATGGTTACACTTCACAACAAATGGCGTGACACACTCCTTTGGAACAACAAAAGGCTTTTCAGAATTAAAAACGAATTTCTCTAGACCTTTAGCAATACGCTTCATCGTGTTTTCAGCTAATGGTTTTTTACGACCAAATATCGATTTAACTGGAATGTTCCAATCAATGATATCCGCCGCAGAAACATAAGGAATTAACCCTGACCCTTTCTGACCATGAGTCTTGGTAGGCCACTCTATTTGCTGCTTGTCATTTCGAGCTACTAAGAAGAAACGCTTTCTGATTGTCGGTGCGCCGTAATCACAAGCATGCAGCACTTTGTAATCTACTTTGTAGCCTAGGCCTTTCTCTAATCGGTCGTAATGTGGGAAATCTTTGCCTAGTGCCTCTTTGATTTCCCCCCAAGCAGGATGTTCAGCCTCAAGGCCAGTAGTTAAAACTTTTATGAATGCTTGAAATGTTTCGCCTTTACGCTCCGGACATGGTTTAAATTTATTATCGTCAACCTCAACAACTGGTCCCCAAGTCATAAATTCTTCCACGTTCTCTAACATCATCATACGAACAGGAACTAAAGCTGCCCAACGAATCGCAACCCATGCTAGACCACGGATATTTTTATCAACCGGACGGCCACCTTTAGCTTTTGAAAAGTGCTTACAGTCTGGAGAAAACCAAGCAAGGCCAACAGGACGACCAGCACATGCTTCAACTGGATCAACATCCCAAACTGATTCGCAGTAGTGTTTTGTTTCTGGGTGGTTGAGCTTGTGCATGTCAATCGCAGCAGGGTCATGGTTAATAGCAATATCAACATGACGATTTAACCCTAGCTCCATTCCAGTTGATGCACCGCCACCACCTGCAAAGTTATCTACAACTATTTCACCTGGTACTATCATTTTCATCATTCCTCAAAAATAGGCCACTCATCAGACTCAACGATTTCTAAGTAATCGGCCCACGATTTACTCGGGCGCTTACTTACAGTGATGTCAGATAGATTTGGCTGTTGGTATTCGTGGTTTTCATCTTCTCCGGTTAGAAGTTCGGGCTGTTTAGCCTCGAAATCATCTAACCAGCTTAAATCTGGCTTGGGTTGGTACTCTTCAACGAGCTGGGCAGGGCGAACCGTGCCGCAGGGTAGGTGCTCCGCAGGGCGGATTCTTATGCTCGTTTCATCATCTATTCGAATTGAACTGCCTTGTTGCAGCGCGATTAGGGCTGAATCATCAATATTTGGCGGTAAACCACCACCTACTGAGTAAGGTTCTAATAATCGCTTAAGCTGATCGCTGACCTGTACTTTCTGCGATGGCGTACAGTTATTGACAGAACTCCGAGAGGAATCAGAGATTCCAGAAAGAGCAAGATCAAAAGCCCCCGCTTCAGATTCATCACTCATTTCAGTCTTCGTTACTATCTGCCAAGTCTTGAGGCGTGTCTTAACGACTTCACCAGCTGCAACAAAACCTTCTATTTTGCGAACGTCTTCACCATGCGGAGAAGCAAACGGCAGCACTTCATAAGAGTTAGTGATAAGCAAATCTTCACGCTTAACGAATGGACCGCCTTGCCCCATGATGTAGCCTTGCCAGTTACCATGGTCGGCCGCTTTCATTGTTCCTGCGACATTGGCTTGGTCTGTATCTGCTCTTGCCTCATAGTTCTCAGCAATCACAGCCACTAGCTCTGCATTTGTCATGACATGCGCAGGTTTAAAGGGACCAACCAAACGGTACATAGACATGAGGTAGATAGAAGCCAATTCTTCACGTTCTTGCTTGAAAACGTATTCCATAAACGCTTTCTTGTTTTGGCTAGCTAAGCGGCGCAATTCGCGATAAGTGGTAACAGGTGCACCACCAAAGAATTGGAATTGACGAATACCCCAACGACTCTTCCAAGCGTTAACGTTTTTGGCCATAGCTTGCACAGATTGCCCGGTCTCTTTCGAAACCTCTTCACCCATGGCATAGCCATCAATATTTTTAGAAATGTACTTAGCGATGTAGCCTGTTGCTGTGCCTTTTTCTGGGTCGATGTACCCAAAGTCACAACGAGGCTGATAATTGAATGGGCCTTGAATAGATTGCTTCTTCGCTGCTCGCTTTTCGTTGCGATCGAAGAACGGGTAAAGCTCTTCTTTGTCTTCATCAACCGCATAGCGAATAAATACGTCACGCACCTTAGCCACATGCTCAGGCTTAACCCAAATCAACAAATGCCAGTGCGGAGTACCATCATGATGTGGCTCAGCAACGCGAATACCAAACCAACGAATTTCATCACGGCCTAGCTTGGCACGAATACGCTGCCAAACTTTATTCAAATAGGTTTGCGCTTCTCGTGGGCTAGCGCCGTTCCAGTGTGGAATGAAGCCGCCTTTCTTATAGCTATTATGATATTTCGATGGTGTTGTCAGTGTTAAGAACAAACCTTGTAGGCCAAGTTCATTGCCGATATCTTCACAGCCACGACAACGAACCATTAACTCATGACGACGAATGGCAGGGTTCGACATGCTTTTCAACACCATGTCTTCCATTTCAACTTCTTCGCCAGTGGTCTCTTCTCTAAGTAGCTGGCCTTGAATGAAATCCCAGTTCTTCTTTTGCTGAACTTGATGCTCTTGAATGCAATCCCATGAAGCATAAGGTGACGCCTTTGCCGACACTTGACCCATAGCAATGGCTAAGTGTTCACGCATAATCTTGCGGATACGCTTCAAGCGTCTAAACCACCACTTTTCACAGCTCAGCTTAGAGATAAACGACATGATATTTTCAGGCGTTATCTTCTTGTCATCACTTGGTGTTTTTACTCCAAAGCTACGCACCAAAGAAACGCACTGTTTGTAAACCATTAATGCGGCAATGTTCTCACCGTTCTCGGTTTCACATTCAATAGTCTGTGTCAGCACTGTTTGGTAACGAATCAAGATAGACACGATCTTAAATGCCATTTCTCTTAGTTCATCTTCCACCAATTCGGCAATGATTTTGCTTCGAACGGGTTTACGGTTTTTCTCGGCTTGCTCGAAGTCGAAACAGGCTTGCGGGTTCGCTTGTTCAAAGTTGTTTTGCTGAGGCTTGCTATCGTCGTCGACAGCATCACTCAGCAAAGCAACCTTAGAAGTAGTAGGAAGTTGTTTGTATTGTTCAAGCACCAACAGTACACGCCTATGCGCGGGTACCATTTTTTCACGAATAAAAGTGTTCGCGGCAAAGCGGCCTTGCTTCTTAAAAATCGCAACATATCTGTTTGCGAAATACTTAGTTAGGTAATGAGGAAGGCCAGAAAAGTGTCCAGATAGCCATTCTCGATCTGCGGGGTTAACTTCATATAACTTGCGCTCAACAACAGAAAGGTTTTCGGGCTCACGCTCGAGCATGGAGCGTGAAGACAAAACGATGTCATTAGGGATTGGAGTAACAGTCTGATCACCGCCAACCCATTCAAGGAAAGCTTCATGTGATCGCTCTTGTTGCTGTTCATTAAATTCAATGCTGCTGATATCAACATCTTGATACCACGAAATAAGGCGCTCTCCAGAAGTTTGAACTTTCTGTTGTGAGCGCCTATTTTTCTTGGATGCGTAAGTTGATGTCATTAACACTCATCCAAGAAATCTTTGGGGTTACGGGTAATCTTCAATTGAACTTGAATAGATTCATCACCAGAGAGCAAAGTACCCAACAGCACTTCATTATCAGGGTGATCACCTTCGAGCATTTCTACTAATAGGGTTTCAATATAATCAGGTGCTTCAGCCGCAACTTTCAGAGCTTCACTCATAGCTGAACTCCCAACACTGAAGCCCAGTGACTAGACATAGCATCAGGCTTTTTAATACCGACTTGATTTGCTTTTCGACGCTCTTCGCTCATGCCTGTTTTCTGTTTAGGCATTTCAATGGCTTCTTTTAAAGTCATCCCTTCAGACAAGCGACCGTATAAAGTAGCCTCCGAAATTCCAACCGACTTAGAAATAGCTCGAATCCCCTTTTGCCCTTTGTACTCATATTTGACTTGAGCAAGCTGAGCGCAACGAGGCATTGTTACTGCTTGTTCAATATCAAAGCCTCGCTGTAAACGCTTCAATAAAGTGGAGTAGTTAACACCGAACATTTCAGCAATGGCTTTCACGCCTTTACAGCCTTGGTATTCACATTGGTGTGTCATAACCCTGCTAGCTCCTGCGTATCCATAATCATATGACCGCCAGTGTGATTACCTTTGATAATCACACCTTTCAAAACGTGATGGCATTTGAACAGCTCGCAAGCCGTATCAATCGCAGGCTCTAGTGATTCAAACTCACCAAGCAACACGTTCTTCACTTCGTTGGTTTCATCATGGCGAACAACACCGCCACCGTTATTAAGTGCAACTGCTACATAACTCAGCATCAAATAGCCTCCAATGTCGAACTGGTGCGATTTTCTTTCCACCAATTCGACATGCCTTGGTGACTTTTAAGATCACGGAAAGCCAAGTGGACATAGTTCAAAGCACGAATAGCACCTAAAGCTTGAAGCTCTGTAGACAAATCATTTGCTGTATTGAAAACCACAACCCAGAAAGACCACCAAGCAGCGATATAATCAGGAAGCGTTAAACCTTGCTCTGTGCCATTCACGTTAACCAACATTGCGCGTTGGTAGTCGAGTGAACACAGCACACCCTGTGAGCATTCAGTTTTAGAAAAGATTTTTAAGAACTGCTGAATGGAATTGTTATCAAAGCCAATGGACTTTAATGAATGTTCAATATCACTTTGCAGGACGGAAATCGTGTTCATGCTTCCACCTCTGCAACAGTGCTTAGGTATTGGTTAGCTATTTCAATGAACACTCGACCATCTTCAACAGTGGTTTGAGAATCATCAATGGTGTGGCCAGAAGAGCGCACAATGTCATAACCCGCTTCAATGCAATCGCATGTTTCTTGCAAACGGTCACGCAGGTACTCAATTAAAGTTTGCGCTTTGGCGTGAGTAGCGCACGCAAGAGAAAGGACACACCATCCCTTTTCTAAACCGAACTGATCACCATGTAGGATGTGACAAATTTGGGCATTCATTTCCTGCCCTGTGTAATCGCCGTTTTCGTCAATTTCGCGCAGGTTTAAACAGTCGTTAACTTGGAAGTCACGATCATTAAATCGAACTTCGTTAGTTTTACGGCCTGCTAACACTTCAGTGAAATGGACAGATTGGATTTTCAACTCATGAAGTTTAAAAGTGCTCATGCTTCCACCTCAACAGTTGTTTCAGCTTCTTCACGGGCTTCAATGATTAGATCAGTCAGTTGGCTTTCAATTGATAGCAGCTTTTCAAGGGCGCCTTCTTTGGATAACTTCAGACGCTCACGGAGTAGGGAAGATTCTCTTCTACTCTCTTCTTGGTAATTTGTATTTATATGGTTCGCACTTACTTCTAGTGTATTCACATGCCCCATGAAGTGCGTAAAGATATGAATCACATCTGCGTTAGCCATAGCCAATACATTAATCGCGTGAACGATATCGAACACTTCACGATCAGCATCTAAGCCACTCATTAACTTTTGCTTTAATGCCAATACTTCGGCAGGTTGTGAAGTAACAAACATACCACCACGAACTTGGCTTAGGCTCTCTTTCAAGTCTTGCTCTTGCGCAGATGTAAAAGAGTCAGCGTTCACCACCATTACTGGCGATGCCAACGCTTTTATCTCTCTTAACGTGTCTCTGATTTCTACTAAAATTTGGTCACTCATCATCAATTCCTCAGATTTTGGATATAAAAAACCCTCCCTCTTTAAATCAAAGAGGGATATGGGTTATAGGCAAAATGCCTAGTGGCTAGGTTGGCTTGGGTGTAACTCGGTTATGACCAGCGCGAAAGTACATCCTGCGCGTTGGCATCAATTCGGTTAATCTCACGTGAAAGGCGCTTTCGTTCTGCGTTGCAATCACTCTTGGTGTACTGAGCTTGTAGCTTTGCTCTACGTGAACGAAGTGGCTGCAATTGGCGTTCGCCAAGCTCTTTCCTTGTTCGCTCTAAAAACGTTAGGCCGCGTTCCTTTTGCTCGCGGTTCAAAGACCAACAAGGCAAATCAGGGCATGGGTTTTCTAATGGTGGTATCGCTACGGGTGAATGTTCTACTGTTGCAACTGACATACAAAATTCCTCTAACTTAAGCCGGGGATTGGTGCACCGTTGGCAATAAAATCGACACCCATACTCAAGAACGGGGTTGCGCCAGTAGTGCGGTTTTCTAGGTCATTAATGAGCAGCACCAAGTTACTAATACCTGCTTGGGCTGTTTTAATAATTGAACTGCGTTCGGATAGAGGCAGGGCTCTTTTACTCGCGTTGTCTAATGCAAGTTGAGATATTTCACCTGCCACAATTGAATTGTCTAAAGCTCGCTTGATAAACGACTCTTCCTTCCCTTCTGGTATGTTGGCTGTCGCTAGCCCCAGTCGACGAAGTACTACTTCTAAAATCACGTAATCATTCGCAGCTTTAGAAATAGCCATCATTTCTGGCACAGAAAGAACATGTGGCTGTTCTTTGTTTAGCTTATTGCGTAGCAGCTTAGGGCATAGGCCAGCAGCTTGAGCAATAACACTGACTTTGTGCCTTGCTCGGAATATGGCGCAGGCCTCGTTGTACTCTTCTTGTGTGTTAGCCAAAAATGTACACATTGAACTATTCGCACTCATATCTAATACTTACCCTGTAGGAAGAGAAACGGAATGAATGGAGTTAGTGCGTAGAATGCACTTCATCCCACTCTTCTTTTGCCTTGGCTTGTTGCTTTTCAATATGAGCTGCCAGTTCATCAACGTTGATGAAGTAGTCGCCGTTGTTCTTATCGGTAAGGCGAAAGGCAGGAATAGGGAAGGTGTGTGCACGGATTCGCTCGTTAGCAGTTTTCACTTTTAAACCGAAGAAATCCTCGCAGATAGCACTAACAGGAATGATTGGTTTGCCAAAGCTTGCATGGAGCGCATATTTGATATTCATACATCACCTCATATAGAGACACGGCCTAAAGCGTGTTAAAGTAAAATTTCGCAACCTAAAGCAAATAAATTCGTTTATTTGTTTTGCTTGCTTACGTTGTGTTACTTAATCTTGCTTAACTTGTCTTTAATAGTCAAGTTTGTTTTGGTGATCTATTTATGAAGGAATGGTTCTTAAGCTCGGAATTAATGGCTTTACCTGGTATGCCTGGCAGTAGTGCTGGCATCTCTCAAAGGGCAAAGCGAGAAGGCTGGAAGTCCCGTAAAACAAAGGGCCAGTCGCGTGCGCTTGAATATCACGTCTCAAGTTTTGATGAGCAAGACTTAGAGGAATTGAGAGCTGTATACGGTGATGTTGCCATTCCCGAGAATGTGACAGAGATCTCAAACATAAAGGCCGTAAAATCGTTTTATCAGGCAGATGACTTGTGCGCTGTGCCTGTTTATAACGTTTATGCGTCTTGCGGCTTTGGCGCTCAGAACGATGCGGAATACCAATTAAGAACGGAACTGTTGCCATGTTCACGCTTAAAGCAGCATGGCTTAACAGAAAGCACCGCGCGAATTGTTATTTGTCACGGCGACTCGATGGAAGACACATTGAGTAACGGTGATGAAGTGCTTGTCGATATCAGAGAACTTGAGCACCCAGTAAATCATGGTGTGTATGTAGTACGTATTGGTAAGCATGTTTATATAAAGCGTTTGAAGTACGACATCATGGCAGAAGGCTACGAAGTCATTTCAGACAACAAAGAAGAATATTCACCCTTTATTGTGAACGGAGAAAAACTCGAAGAGTTCGCTGTGATAGGTAAAGTGGTCACCATCGTCATGAAGACGGTAATTTAGAAAAGCAAAGGCATCCGAAAGGATGCCTTTTTTGTTGGTTAGGAAATAATAAAAATGTCAGTAATCGAAGAGCAATCTAGAGAGTTGGATCAGGAAGTTAACCACCTGTTTATTTGCCTGTACACAAACAGCAGTAATGAAACTAAAGTCCAGACTCTACGAAATGCGAGAAAGAGAGCGTCAGGGAATACTTATTACATTCAAGGATGGTCGGAGGGGCATCAAGGAGTGGTGACGCTCAGAGCAGACAGAATAAATGCTGTATTTAGTGATGCAGCTGAAGCAGAAGAAGCTCTAGGTAAAGAACTTTCTGACTCGGCGTTTTTATTGGATTTGCCTGAAGGTAAGCCGATCAATCATAAGCATGGCGCAGAGAATACATTCGATATTCACTTCACTGGCTTTTCGAAAAAGAAGAAAGAAGAACTAGAAAAAACAGCAGTATTGAATAGCATGATTTCTAGGAAAAGTGTGACTAAACACTTAAATGCTCTTTGCTGTGGTGTGAATGCTTCCCCTGAAAAAATAGCTTTGGCTGTTGAGCAAGGCGTATTTATCCTCGCTGAAGATGATTTTAATCATTTTATATCTACAGGGGAGTTACCTGAAAACCTATCAGCCAATATAAACGATATTTTCCAGACGATAAAAGATAAGGCTCGACAGCGAGCTGAGTTAGATAAGTTAGATAAGTTGCAAGAAGAGCTAGCAACGAGCTTTTCAGGAGTAAAGACTCTTCCCCGTAGAGAAAACTTGATTGCTACTTTTGAAGATGACCGTGCAGTAGGGTGGAAATTCCATGTTCCTAGCGTTTTCCGTGAAGCGTTAGACATCCGATTGACTCCATTTACTATCCACACTCAAACAGTAGACACATGGACACAAGGGCATGCTTACTCATTTAAGGTCGGAGATAGCATTGGTTCTCACTCTACGAAAGATTGGAAACAGTTTCTTCAGCAAGATAATGCCATGGTGCTTCAAGTTAAATACGCTACGCCTGCGGGGTTTGATGAAAACAAGAAGTTTGAAGGGGTTATTTCTGGTGGGTTCTACGCATCAAAAACCGCCAAATGTCCAACGGATATTAACGGCCTAAATATCATAGCGTCTAGCTACACTTATGATCCGGGTGTGCTAACTGTATCGATTTTTAAGCCTAACAGTGACAAGACCAAAGTTGAGCTATTTGACACCTTAGTTCTTGACCAAGTTGAATTTGTAACGCTACTACAGCTTGGCTACTACTGGCAGAAACCAGAGTCAAAAGAAGATGATACACCACTAAAGAAAGTCCAATTGGTGCGATAAGGCAGATACAAAAAAAGGAGCCAATCGGCTCCTTTTTGCTAGATATCTTCAAGCTTAATTATGCAGCTTGCTTCTTTTCTTCGTTAGCCATGTATTCAGTAAAACTAACGTGGCCAGCCACTTTAGCAATTTTATTAAGCTCAGTCTCAACAACATCTAATAGAGACATAATGGTTTTGTAGCTTTCATTACTCATAGCAGTACTCCTAGTGACCTCTCACCTATATATAAATTACTTAACTACTTTAATAGTAGCTGTACCTTGATGTTTTGCATTATTTTGCTCTAAAAATTCATCAAGAATACACATATGATCAATCATTGCTTTATCATCTCTGTCTACAATAGCAGTTGCAATATCTCGCATGTAGTCAGCTACTTCTTCAGCTCTTTTTGCTTCTGCGCCTTTCGCTTCTTGGCGTAGGATTGCAGCAATCAAGTCGCATGTTTTTGCTAAAACAGTGAATGATGGATTTACGTAATCAAGATCAGGAAACGGCAGGTGAAGAACGCTGCGGGCAAATTTCACTAAATCTTGAATGCGCTGATAAACAGCTTGTTCATTGGCTTGTTGTTGTGTTGTCAT